TGTCTGCAATTAATCTACAACAAAATGTTCATGGCCCAATGGTTAATCTTAGAAATATTTATAACTCTTTGAAAAAATTAGTTGAAAATGCAGGTCTAAATAGTATAGAACCTTACTTTATGGATCCTGAAGTCGGAGCAGCTCAAATGCCACCAATACCTCCTAAACCACCAACTGAGTTTGAGAAGGTAACATTAGCTCAAGTACAAGGTGAAAACCAACGTGCACAGTTAAAAGCTGAAACAGAAGCTAAAAACTTGGAAGGCAAAATGAGACAAGCACTTCTAGATTATGAACTAGCTATCAAAGAAATGGAATTAAAATACAATACCAAGATTGATGAGTTAGAACTTAAACGAAGATCCATGTTAGAACAAACTGATTTACAAAAATCAGGTGATCTAATGAATCAAATAGTAAGAGGACAAAAACAATTCTTTAATAATGGACAAGGAAACAATAATCAGGGAGGGCAAGAGAGCCCAGCAACTTCTGGACGATCCCCTTCTAAAAACAGCATTTAACGATCTCTTAGAAATTTATAGACAAGAGATTTTTAATACATCTTTCGCAGATGATGATAAGCGAAGAAACCTTTGGGTAGCCTTTAATATGGTAGATAAAATCCGAGGTCATTTGCAAAGCGTCATGTCTAGTGGAAAACTTGCTCAAGTAGATCTTGAGAATCTAAATAAACGAAGTTAAGCTAACGCAACTTCAAATTCGTCAACCATGAAAGGAACGATATGGAAGAAAATGATATAAAAGGTGCAGCAGATAAAATATCTGGATTACTGAATCCTCAAGAGGACAATCAAGTACCAGAAACTAATACTGAACCTTCAGAGTCAAATCCTGAGACACAGGAAGTTCAAGAAAGCACAGAGTCGAAAGAAGCTCCTATTGAACAGGCATCTGAAAATACTGAGACAACAGAAGAAACACCAACAGAATTAGAGACACCAGAGCTCCACCGAGTAAAAGTAAGTGGTCAAGAGCTTGAGGTGAGCCTCGATGAACTGAAGGCAGGATATTCTAGAGACTCGGATTATAGACAAAAAACTCATACTTTAGGAATGGAAAAGAGAGATCTTGAAACTCAAAAGAATAGTTTGCGTCAAACTTACGATACTCGTTTAAATGAACTAAACGATTTAATTTCGACAGCTAGTCAATTTATTGAACAAAAACAAGGTGGACAAGATCTTGCTAAACTATACCAAGAAGATCCAACTGAAGCTGCTAGACTTGACTTTCAATTAAGACAAGAAAAGCAACATATTGAATCTTTAAAGAATAGTGCAAGAGAGGCTCAAAACAAACAGTATGAGGCTTACCTTGAAACACAAAAAGAATTAGCTGCAACAAAGATACCAGAGTTTAGCGATCCAAATAAAGCTGACTCTTTTAAACTTAACTTACGTACTACATTACGTGATTATGGTTTTAATGACCAAGAGATAGGTAGCCTTGCAGACCATAGATTTCTTATGGTAGCAAAAGATGCTATGAGTTTTAAGTCTCAAAAAGACAAAAGACCTATAGTTTCTAAAAAGGTTGCTAATGCTCCTAAAGTTTTAAAAGCTGGTGTTGCTAAATCGAATATTAGTTCAGGTAGAGAGGAAGTAAGAAATAAAATCAAGACGCTAAGAAAGACTGGTCACATAAGAGATGCTCAGTCAGCAATAGCAGATATGATTAATCTTAAATCTCAACAAAGGAAATAATACAATGGCACAACCAACTAACACGTTTGATACGTATGATTCAGTCGGTGAAAGAGAAGATCTTTCAGACGTTATCTACAGTATCTCACCAACAGATACGCCTTTCCTAAGTTCTGCAGCTAAAACACAAGCAACTGCAGTTCTTCACGAATGGCAAACAGATTCACTTGCAGCAGCATCTACTTCAAATGCTGTTATTGAAGGTGATGAAGCAACTTTAGATGCATCAACTGCAACTACTAGACTTTCTAACAGTACACAAATTATGGATAAAACTGTAGTTATTACTGGTACTCAAGAATCTGTAGATAAAGCAGGTAGAGCATCTGAATTAGCATACCAAATCGCTAAAAGAGCTAAAGAGCTTAAAAGAGATATGGAAGCTACTATTACAGGAAACATTGCAGAAGTAGCTGGAAACTCTACAACTGCTAGAAAAATGGGAACTCTTGGATCTTGGGTTACTACTAATGATGACGTAGCATCTGATGGTGCTTCTGGTGCAGGTGCAGGAAATGCAGCTCACACAGATGGTACTCAAAGAGCGTTCACAGAAGCTCAATTAAAATCAGTAATTAAATCAGTTTGGAATGCTGGTGGTGACCCTTCAATGGTTATGGTCGGCCCTTTCAACAAACAAAAATTATCAGGCTTTACTGGTAATTCTACTAGATTTGATGCTGGTGCAGACGCAACTTTATACACTTCAGTAGACGTGTACGCATCTGACTTTGGTCAATTGCAAGTAGTACCTAACAGATTCTCTAGAGATAGAGATGCTTATGTACTTGACATGGAGTACTGGGGAATTGCGTTCTTAAGAGATTTCTCTATGCATGAACTTTCAAAAACTGGTGACTCAGAGAAAAGACAACTTATTGTTGAAGCAACTCTGGAATCTAGAAATGAAGCAGCTTCAGGCTTAGTAGCTGACTTAACAACATCTTAATAGATTAAATACTTAGGGGGGCAACCTCAATACTGCTCCCCTAGTATATTTTTAACATTGAAGATCTGAGAGGGGTTAAGATCGGAACAATGAGGAAACAAAATGAGAACACTTAACGATTATTTTTTAACATCTAAAATTACAAACATAAGTACAGCAGGATCAACTTTCGTACCTGTACCAGATGGTGGAAGAATTATTAAAATTTTTACATCAATTAAAAATGCTATTACTACAGCTGACGCTGCATTATCATTTGAAATTGGTGGCACTGCTGTAACAGGTGGTGGTATAACAGTAACTCAATCTGGCTCAGCTGCTGGAGATGTAGATACTGCAGAACCTACTGCTGAAAATTCAGTAAATGAAGGACAAGCTATCGAAATGATTACTGATGGTGGATCTTCAACTGCGTGTGAATGTGTAGTAACATTCGTTATAAGAAGATAATTAATTATGGGGGTGGAAACATCCCCAAACAAAAGGAAATAAAATGCATATAGCAATGAGACCTATAACAACTCAGAAAGTAACATCTTCTGGTACATCAGCTGCATCAGCTGCATTTGGTAATAATATAGAATATGTTAGAATAGTAGCAGACGCTGATTGTCATATAGAATTTGGAACAGGCCCAACAGCAACTACATCTACAATTTTTGTACCTTCAAAAGATATAGAATATTTTAAAGTATCTGGTGGAGAAAAAATAGCTGTAATTGGATCAGTAAATTTATACGTAACAGAACTATCAGAATAGTATGGGTAAAATAAGATCTGTAGAATACGATGCAGGAATAAAGACAAAGTATATACAAGAGTCTAATGGAGCATTAACTATTAATAAATCGCAAGATGTTAATAAGTTAATGAAAAGAAACAAAGAACTTTATAATCACGATAATGGTTATATTTCTAAAGCAAAAGAAATGAAAAGAGTTGCAAGTGTTCCTCCTCTAGTACTGCAGATCTGGGCTAAAGAATACAATGGCTCAAATAATTGGTTTCAATTACCAAAAGATATTCAAAGAAAAATAATGAGAACTAAGCTTAACAGTAGTGAGTTTAGATATTTTAGAACAGCTGAAGGAAGTTTATAATGGCACTAACAACATTTTCAGAATTAAAATCATCTATAGCAGATTGGCTTAATAGATCTGATTTAACTACACAAATACCAGATTTTATTGCTTTAGCTGAAGCTGACTTTAATGCTAAGCTAAGAATAAGACAAATGGAACAAATAGATGCTATTACAATAGACTCTGAAACAGAATCTGTTCCTACTGGTTTTATTGGAGTAAGATCGTTTTATATATTATCAGCTAGTAACAAATATCCTTTAGAGTATATAACTCCACATAATATGTTTGAAATTAAAGCTGGATCAACAACTGCTAGACCTAGAGTCTATACAATTGAAAGTGATAATGAAACAGAAACTTTACGTTTTGGCCCTGCCCCTGATTCTTCTTATACTGGGTATTTATCATACTATAAAGCTTTTGGAGCTCTTAGCGATTCTAATACAACAAATTACATTTTAAACAAACATCCAGGAATATATTTATATGGTTCATTATACCATGCAGCAAACTTCTTAGGTGGAATAGATCCTAACCAAGTACAA